GGGGATGCTCTCGCATCCCCTCACTGTCCGATCCAAGAAGTATAATATTAATTTTGGAGAGGACTTTCCTCTATCGGGAGTGTAACGTGATGTCGCGCACAAGATTCTATGCCAATACCGTAGTAAACGGTACTTGGAAGAGATTCGGTGCCACGTTCGGAAAGAATGGGGTCGATCTTGAAAGAAGTACATGTACCGACACGCCCGGAATCGGGCTTGGCGATAACTTACCATTTCAGGTTGATCACGACTATCTGCAAGGTGGGCAAATCAATAACATTATTCCAACATCTGGGAACGATGGTTTCCAAATGTTTACGAACTATGTTGCTGATGCCTTTACCTTTTCAGGTAGACCATCTTTTCCTTTAATCACGTCCTATCCTGGGGAACTGTCCACAGCGCAATATAGCGCTATGGCACTCGCCAGAACGAATCCTAACCGTCCAAACGTGGACATGGTGCAGAACGTTCTGGAACTCGGCGATATTCCTCGAATTCTTAAGGTGACGGGTGAAACCCTCATCGAAAAGATTTCGGAGAATTATCTACGTTACTTCTTTGGGATCAAACCCTTAGTAAGTGACGTTACGAAGCTTGTGAACTTTACTCAGCTTGTAAATCGTAAGCTGGATATGATCAATAAGCTTCGCAAAACCGGGGGCCTCAGGAAAACCGTTACGCTTGATAACCTAACAGCTTCGCAACTCAACAGCAATGTTGTGTTGCAGAGTTCTGGAAATGTGTTCTTTACAGACACATTCGAGACGATAGGTCACAGGACACTTAAGGGTCACGTTAGGTGGTTACCTAACGCTGACTACTCTAAGTATTCTCAAGCGGAAATGTCTGCGATGGCCAAGAGAGCCGTTCTCGGCTTAGAGGCGAACTTCTCCGGAATATGGGAGGGTTTGCCTTGGTCTTGGCTTATCGACTGGTATTCAAATGTAGGGGACCTGCTTATGCAGACCCGAAATTTGATACCAGTTACGTGCAGCAGTTGTACACTGATGCGCGAGACAACGTCTACTAGCGTTACTCATCCTAATTCTGGTGGCAATCAACGGATTCAATCCGGGAAGGTCACAAAGATTAGAAAGGAACGCTATCCGGCGTCGGTTACTCTCGATGCTCACCTGAATTTGCTAGATTCAGGTCAAATGGGCATTCTTGCTTCGTTACTTGTAATGAAGCATAAGTATGCTTTTCGCAAGTAACTAAACCCCAGTTCGGGGAAAGCAAGAAAAGGAGTAGTACCATGTACGCAGATCCTGCGGTTGTCACCATCAACGCGGTGGCCAAAAATCTCGTTCGTATTAATCAGGATAAGTATTCTTCGGAATACTTGCTCCGAACTTCTACGGAAGAGTTTCGGCTCAACATCCGGAATTCATCGTATGCTGATAAGAAGCGGGGTGTCACTATTGATCGACACAACGCGGAACTCATCCATACGGTGTTTCCAGTTGCTCCGGCTACACTTTCAACTGTTAGAAAGTGTTACAGCGTTATCGAGAATCAAAGGGGTGATACCCTCGTTGACCCTCGCAACGTTGCGCTTGGGCTATTTGCATTCTTGACGAGTGCAAACATCGACAAGTTGATGAACTTCGAGTCCTAAAGTCATCCCCTAGAGATAGGGGGGGGCGTTAGGATAGCATCTCGAAGGGTGATTGTAGGAGCTGCGGCTTGGATATTAACCTCCAGAATAGGAGATAATATGAAAAGCCAAGTAAATGCTCTACTCCATGTCGTAGATGGTATCCTTACGGACATCCATCTGACGTACCCTGGACTTAAGGAAAGTCTTTCCAAAGATTTGGATCGGCTCACCCTTAACGCTCAACATAGAGGACTAACGTTGTTCACGTTAGACCTCCCTCACCTCGAGTCTCTATTACTTAGAGGTCTCGAAGAGGGTCGCCTATCACTTGAGGGGCCGTTATCAACGGCCGTGTCCTCAGTGACCAAGGTGCCGAGATTATTCTCGGGACTTTGGTTGCGAATATTTGAGCGCGATTCCAGCTTAAAGCATGAGGTAGATGTCAACGCCTTATTCTTTCTTCGACAACTTTTGGTTATCGGGAAGAGAATTGAGGTGGTATGCTCCCATGATCGCATTCAAGCGAAAGTGAGGGAATACCATGACATCGAACGAAGCCTTCGACGTCCCAGTTTCACCTGGGACGAAGATTATCTTCGATTCGACAGATCTGGAAGTGTTGAGATTTCTAGTTTCTCATCATTTTCCGGAGACCATGCTAGCAATAGCAATGGTGTGCTCTTCAATCATCATCATCGTTGCGACGACTCCAGACAAGTTCTGGAGGAGTTACAAAGTGAGAATGATCATGAAGCTTCTGTCGAAAAAGAACGTAATGTTGGTGATCTCGAGTCTGTACACATTGTGCAAGCTCTTGATTACATCCAAGAAGACGCCAAAAACGGAGGAACCCTCTTCCAACAGGAATTGAGTTCTGATGTTCAAAAGCGACGACTTGGAGACATACGTCTCCTCAATAAGATCCAAGAAGTTGCGGATCTTATATTTGGTACTTTTGATCCTTTCGATCCAGTGGCTTTCAGCTACTGGTTGTACGAAAGGGGTAAGGGTACCGGCTTTAAGCATGGGCCTGGCGCAGTTGCGGAGAAGTTGAAGAATCATGAGAAATCGCGATTCCCAAACTGGCCGCAAAAGCTTCAGAATACCTTTCCATGGGAACTCTGCGGGAAATCCGTAGGGTCCGACATGGAGAAGCCTTCCTCTCACGAGATGGCTTCACGACTGATCTGCGTGCCGAAGACCGCAAAAAGTCCTCGGCTTATTGCAGCAGAGCCGACATCACATCAGTGGTGTCAACAGCTCTTGCTGAGGTTCTTGTTTGATCAGTGTCGTCAGCACTTTGGTGCTCACTTCATTGATTTCAAGGACCAGCAGAAATCAGGCGCTTTGGTTCTGAAAGCCTCCTTCGATCGAGAACTTGCAACTGTCGATTTGTCAGATGCAAGCGATCGATTGTCGTGTTGGACCGTGGAGCGGTTACTAAGGACGAATGAGTCCTTACTAAGAGCTCTGCACGCCGCACGAACGAGGTACATCAAAGATGAAATCTCTGATGAATTGAGCTTCCTGTCATTACGGAAGTTTGCCTCGCAAGGGACTGCAACGACGTTCCCAGTCATGAGCTTGGTAATGCTCTGTATCGCATTAGGCGCGAGCCTAGGCGATAAAGATCGCGTTACTTGGGCAAAATTAAGGGAACTTCGTACCAAGGTTCGTGTGTTTGGTGATGATATTATATTGCCAACACACGGGTACGGGCGACTAGTGCGTGCCATGGATCTTCTTCAGTTGAAAGTGAATTTAGCCAAAAGCTATGTTCACGGACACTTTAGAGAATCTTGTGGAACGGACGGATATAGGGGTTATGACATTACCCCATCCAAACCGAAAACACTAGTAGCCGACAGTCCGGCATCGTGCCAGGCTGTAGTAGACACATCCAACAACCTCTTTAATAAAGGATTGTGGTATGCATCAAGAACAGCCGATGACCAACTTCCTATTTCGGTACGAAAGTACCTCAGGATTGTGGGTCGAAACGATGCTGGCTTCTCAGGTTTCTTCTCCTTTACTGGAGGCGATAAACGCCATCTTATTAAAAGATGGAATTCTCGCCTTCATAGGGACGAAGTCCGAGTATGGTCTATACAAGACCGTGCTCAGAAATCTGAGAGAACCGGATTCGACGGGCTTCTGGACTTCTTTGCCAGAGCATACAATTCTCGCAACCCTAGGGTTGTGTCTGAATCCGTCGACCGGCGAAAGACGATCTCTCGTCTTTCATGGGAACCCCAGAACACTGATGCTCGGATATCTTATCGATATCTCCGAGGTTGATCAGGTGATACACTTTGTTTGCGATCAAATGCAAGAATGCATTGAGCGCGGCATTGCGTATCATCTGGACGAGCGCAAGCTCGCCCAAATCAATCCTCAGGGACTTGATATATATCCTAATGAGCTTCAGGACTCCCTAGCCGATTTTACTAGTGTTATTGATCTGGAAAAGATCTTTAACCCAGCACATGATTTACCAAAAGTGGACGCTTAACCTTCCTTTATGGAAGCTAGGCTATCCACTATAATCATGTGCGATTAGTAATCGTGCAAAGGAGCTACTGCTCTGGGTGGTCGGGCGATTCCAAATTCTAGGGAAACCTCAAAACAATAAGAGGAATAACCTAGGAATTGGGCAGCCCTTGGGAAGCAC